GTTCACCCGTTGCTTTAAAGATCGCCCCAGCCACAACCGGCGCAGCGGATTTTCCGACTCCCGGAATCCCTATTGCGACGATGAAATTTTCTGCCGCGCAAATCTTGCTTTTTTCTATCGCGTTCATCAGCTTATCCACGCTGGCGTCGCCAAACCCATCGAGCTGCTTCATGTCATCACGATATCTATCAAGCCGGTAGACATCAGCAAGATTCTTCAGCCACCCGTTATTAACGAAAAGCTTGATACGCTCCGTAGACAGACCATCAATATTCATCCCCTGCCTGGACACGAAGTTTGAAATTCGATCCATCAAAACCGCTGGACAGTTATCGTTAGTACATTCAAGACGCTGGGCTTCGCTGCTTGACACAACCTCTGCAGCTTCCCCACAAACCGGACACCGATCTGGCATTAAGTATGTATCACTCTGGGTGAGATTACGGACGACCATAGGGATAATTTGGTTGGCCTTAATGACTTCAATCTCGTCGCCAATTCCCAGCTTCAGTTTTCTAATCTGACTTACATTAGAGAGGCTCGCTCTACCCACGGTCGTGCCGTCAATTTCTACTGGGTCAAACACAGCCACCGGATTGATTGTGCCGGTTCTCGTGGTGTTCCACTCAATGCTTCTAAGCGTTGTTAAATTTCTCTCCTGATAGAACTTAAAGGCGAAGCTATGGTTGGGATGATGAGAAGTCTCACCTAATGACCGGCCATATTTCTGATCACAGAACGTTCCGACCACTCCGTCGATTGGGTATGACGTACATTTCATGTCTTCCATGGTGCGGTTCATAAATTCCTTAACATTAGTATCACTCTTATCGAGAGAAGGTACGGGCATAATCTGAGCGGTTGTAAACCCCAGGTCACTCAGCATCTGCATGGCGTCTCGAAAGTCTTCATTTTGAAATTCAGGTGTGGAATTTCGCCACGCTATGAAAGTAACTTTTCGTTTACGAAGAACGGCGTTATCTAACTGCCTGACGGTTCCGCTCACAAGGTTACGTGGGTTCTTATAGTCAGTGTTTTCGGCCTTTTTGATTTTTTCAAATTCCTTATAAGTAATTACTGCTTCTCCGTCCACATACAACTTACCCTGGTACGGAATAGTTAAAGGGATATTATAAAACTCTCTTGCGTTATGAGTAATATCCTCACCAACAGTGCCGTCTCCTCGTGTCTCGGCGCGTTTAAGGACGA